ATGCGGTTTTGATTGGAGAAACTGGGCTGAGGAACAGTATTCATGAACCACCGCAGAGCAAATGATACTGGGGTTGCAGGAGTATGTTAGGACGCAGTGTCATTTCCGTTAAAACTATAATAGTTTCAAGAAGAAAGAATAGAACATATTATCCTTTGCTTGTAGATTCTGATTTACAGAAAAGCAAAATGCGCAAAGGATAGAAGTATGGAAAGACGCAGTAATTATTTTATAAACCCGGTACGAGTAATTGGAACTGGCGGCTTCGGATATGTAGAAGAAGTGGAACTTTATGGCCTTGATAATAATAAATGTGGCAACTACGCTAGAAAAACATTATTCATTACTAATGAAAGGTTACTTGAAGTTTTTACACTTGATGAGTGGAAGCGTAGGTTTCAAAGAGAAGCCACGTATCAAGCTTCTTGTTACCATTCAAATGTAGCTCCAATTTGCATTCATCATTTATCTGCTAATAACCCTTGGTTTATCACGGACCTTGCAGAGAACCACTTGGGAAGCGAACTTGGCAAGGGACGACTTCAAATAGATGAGAAAGTAAACATTATCAAAATGATACTTAATGGAATTAAGTATATGCACGAAATAAAAAGATACTTACACCGTGATTTAAAGCCAGCAAATATCCTTAAATTTCCAGATGGTATCTATAAAGTTTCTGACTTTGGTCTGGTAAAAAATGCAAATAAAGAAGCGGAATCTGAGGTACTAACGAATATTGCGGTCAAGATGGGAACCGAAGGTTACATGGCACCCGAAGCTCAAAAAGGATTTTATGATGAAAAAGTAGATATCTTTGCTCTTGGTGTGATTATCAATGAATTTGAGATCAGCCAATTGAAAGGGATGGATGATTTTATTCATAAAAGCACAGCCCATAAGCCAGCAATGAGGTATAACTCAGTTTCGGATATGCTAATAGATTTTGAGAAAATCATTAAGGAGAACAACCAATGATCACCTTATTGAACTGCAGCCTCTTCTCGTTGGGGAAAAGCGCTACACGGGGTAATCAAGACTCCGTTATGCCCCCCAAGATTACAGGTGGTGGATATATAATGGCTGTGGCTGATGGTGTGGGATCTTATGAAGGAGCGTATGAAGCCTCCCAAGCTGCCATAAAACACCTATCAAATAGCTTCATTGAAGATGGTTTGAATATTGGTGAAACATTTTCCTCAATAAAAAAGGAGATATCTAAGCTATCTGAAGATAATGTTGGTTTTCATAGAGCGGCAACAACTCTTACATTCTGCTGCGTTAACCGAGATAGTTTACACATAGGGCATATTGGAGACACAAGAATTTATGTAAGGAAAGGAAAGAAACTTGTTCAATTATCAACAGACCATACTCAGCATCAAGAACTAATTAATGAAGGTTTATTCACAAAGAAAGAGCTGAAAGGAATGAAAGGGAAAAATACCCTGACATCAGCCCTCTCAAAATTTATTGACCTGAAATATCAGGAACTTCATTATCCTCTCTCTGAGCTTGTTGATGATGAGGAAGCATTGGATTTATACATTATGTCTGATGGTGCACATTATTTCTGGGAAAAGCGCCCAAGATTTTCAGATAATACTCTGCGCAATCCAGTCAGATTTGCTTCCAGTTTACAAAAACGGATTGAAAAAGCCACACCGATTGATGATTACTCATTAGTAGCTGCCAGCTTTAAGATTTCATAAATAATAGCGTTTACACCTCACTTGAGAGGTTACTTTGTCCTTACTTGGCATTCCATTAAATAGTTACAGAAATCCCTAAACCATCACCTCCCGTGGTGGTTTTTTATTCCCTATACCCACTCCCCTGAGTGGTTAAAGGAATCCCCCATGCCATCAGTTAACGCGGGTGGCATTTTTGTATCTGAGTTCCGCGCACTCACCGCGCAATAATCCACACAGAACCTTACAGAAAGTCGAGCCTGAGAAATGCCGTTAATTGGTGTTTTCTGTGGGCGGCATTTCTGGTGAGCAGGTTCGCTTTTCTATAAGGAAATACCCGATGAGCACAGCATTAACTTTCAAAGAGCATGAGATCACTCCGTTTGATAATAGTGATAACAAGATTTGGTTCACTGGTGAGCATCTGGCTGAATTGCTGGGTTACAAAGACAGCAAGAAAGTAGCAAATCTTTATAGCAGACATAAAGATGAGTTTACCGAGAGCATGAGTACCGTTGCCAAAGTGAGGACTTCGAAAGAATCAATGGCTTACGGGTGTTTGTTATCAGAGGTTCGCTTGTATTCTTTACGTGGTGCTTATCTTATCGGAATGTTCTCTCGAACAAAGGTAGCCAAAGAACTTCGCATTTGGTTACTGGATCTTGCTGAGAAAGAATCCAACATTGATATCGGTACACTCGATATGACTGCCATAACTCAGCTTACCGGACAAAAGATGCACGACTTGATAGATGTTTTTAATAAGGCTTCTTTCAAACACCGTGGTCAGAAAGGAAGCGGCTTAATGGCTCAGCGCAAACAGGATATAAAAAGAATCAAGGAAGCGACAAAACTAGCATTACAGCTCACCCAGTTTTCTATCCCTGACCTCGGTGATTTCCCCGATGAAGGGGAACCTGCATGAACCACGAACAATTTATCGAGAAGAACGTACAGGCCGAGTTAACCAAGCTCGGCTTTTCTTCATCTATCGCAGGGATGGCAAGTGACAGGGCAAAAGAACATTATCGCCGCTCAGCGTCAGCCAGCAGGAAAGGCAAGCTGTTTGATGACTGTATGAGTGTTGCTAAGGCATGGGCAAGTAAGTATTCGACTGAGAAGCCCAAGAGAAAATGATTATACAAAATTCTCCAAAGCATCCACATCCGGGTGCTTGATAGAGGTTTGTATAGGTTTTGGGCTTCGGTGGTATCGGCCGAATAGCGGCTTATATAAACCGAACCAGTTATTTATTCTAATTTATGGGGAACAAAGTATGTCACAGAGTACACCAGTAGGTGCATTCACCATTGGTATCAAATACAACACTGACACACTGAGCCAGCTTGAGGCACAGTTGGAACGCATTGCTGAACTAACGGATCGCATTAACGGTCGTCGCTATGACGCAGGTATGACACTGTCAGTAGATACAGGTGTTAAGGCTGGAATTACCAGTGATAGCTTCAAGGCCTTCGATTTAGCCGGAAATGTTTACATGAAAGGGACGGTTGATGCCAAGGCAATCAGAGCAAGCCATGACGATCACATCCGCCAGATAGTCCGTGAAGAGATACGCCAGTTCGTCAATCGTGAGAGTCGATGCGGCGGACTGTTTTCTAAATAAGGAAATGAAATGGCTAAACCAGATTGGGAGGCCATCGAATCGGCTTACCGGGCTGGTTTGATGTCTCTCCGCGAAATAGCTTCACAACATGGCATCAGTGAAGGTGCTATCCGTAAGCGAGCAAAGCGGGATGATTGGTCTCGTGACCTTGCCGCAAAAGTCAAAGAACGCACGGATGATCTGGTACGCAAAAAAGAGGTACGCAAGCAGGTACGCAGTGAAACGACTTTTTCAGAGTGCGTACTGATTGAAGCCACCGCTGAGGTAATTGCTACTGTTCGAATGGCGCATCGTGGTGATATCAGACGGGCGCGTGAAATAATCAATACGTTGTTTGATGAGCTTGGTGCTGAATGCGCTGATGTTGATGCACTTCGTCAGTTGGGTGAAATAATGTTTCAGCCTGACGACAACGGGAGAGACAGACTCAATGAGGTTTATCAGTCAATCATCAGCCTTCCTGAGCGAGTAAAAGCGGTTAAGGCATTAAGTGATGCGATGAAGAACCTGATTGGCCTTGAGCGTCAGGCTTACGATATCGATGGGCCAACGGGTGACGACTCAACGAAGAAACTATCCGATATGATGGACGATCTTGCCAAGGGGTAATCATGAAGCCGGAACATTTAGCATTACTGCGCGACAAACTCTGGCGGCTGAATAATCTCTATTGGATTACGGACAAAGAAGGGAAGACTATCCGGTTTAAGATGACACCGGAACAGTTTGAGTACTTCGAAGGCATGCACACCCGTAACATCATCCTTAAAGCTCGCCAGCTTGGGTTTACTACTGAGGAGTGCATTATTCAGTTAGATACGGCGCTATTTGAGGCAGGAAAGTGCGCGTTAATTGCCCATACGCTGCCTGATGCAAAGCGGTTTTTTAGAGAAAAAATAAAGTTTGCATACGATAAGTTACCTGATGAAATCAAAGCGGCAAACCCAGCAAGAAACGATGCGGCAGGGGAGTTAGTTTTTGAAAAAGGGGGATCGCTTACTGTATCGACATCATTCAGGGGCGGAACCTTAAAGAGGTTACATATTTCTGAGTTCGGAAAGATATGTGCCAAGAATCCTGACAAGGCAAGAGAGATTGTTACAGGGGCTCTTGAAGCTGTTCCTACTGATGGTTGTGCAACATTTGAAAGTACAGCAGAAGGGCGAGCAGGATACTTCTTTGACTACTGTCAGACGGCAGAGAAAGCCCAACTACAGGGTAAGCGGTTATCCAACCTCGATTGGAAGTTTTTCTTTTTCTCGTGGTGGAAGAATCCGCAATACGCAATAGACCCAGTAGAGGCATTACCTCAGCGCCTGGTTGATTACTTCGCTGAGATGGAAGCAAAGCACGGCGTATCGCTCGATGAGCGTCAGAAAGCCTGGTACTACGCCAAAGAGAAGACGCTCGGCGATGACATGAAGCGGGAATACCCATCCATCCCCGCTGAGGCATTCCAGCAATCAGTCGAGGGCGCGTACTACGCCAAGCAGTTCCGCTGGCTATATGAGAACAAACGCATCGGAAAATTACCGGATAACTCACATCTACCAGTACATACCTTCTGGGATATCGGGGTGGGTGACTCTACGGCTATTTGGTTCGTGCGTGAGGCGGGGGAAGAGTTCCACGTCATCGACTATTACGAAAACTCCGGTGAGGGTTTACGGCATTACATGAAAGTATTGAAGGATAAAGGCTATACCTACGGTGATCATTGGGGGCCACATGATATCGATAACCGTGAGTTTGGCGCTGATGCTAAGTCTCGACGAGAGCTGGCGCGTGAAGGGTACGAAATCGACGGTCAGAAATACACAATGATATTCAAGGTCGTGCCAAAGGTTGGCGTGGATACTGGCATAGAATCGGTGCGTGAAATCCTGTCCAATTGCGTATTTGATGAAGAGAAATGTAGTGAGGGGATATCTCATCTGGAAAGCTACCGCAAGGAATGGGATGACAAGCGAGGCTGCTGGAAAGATAAGCCACTTCATGACTTCACATCACATGGTGCTGATGGCTTCCGTTATTTTGCTGTTGCCAAGAACAACCGTAAGGCTGTGGGCGCATTTTTCTTTTAAGGAGAGCCTGTGAGTGAAAAACAAGAATTGCTCGTTAATAGTCTGGCCGACACTATCGCCAAAAGGATGATCTATGCGGCTGGTGGCATTAGCGGCAATACAAAACGAACCAATATTTATTCTGAGTTCGGTTATCCCGAACAGCTCAGATTTAGAGAGTACTATAACGTCTATGAGCGTAATGCCGTAGCTCATGCCGCCGTGCATCGTTTGCTGGATGGGTGTTGGCAGGATAATCCGACCATTATTGATGGTGAGGAAAAGAAAGAGTCAGACGTAACCAGCGCATGGGAAACGAAAGTTACAAAGCTGCTAAAGCCGTTCTGGGCAAAAATCAAAGATGCTGATCGCCGCAATATGATTGGTAACTACTCAGCGTTGCTGATTCAGGTTAGGGACAGCAAAAACTGGAGCGAGCCTGTTGATGTTACTGTGGTATCACGACTAAAAGTTGATGCAGTAGTTAACCTGATCCCCGTCTGGGAGCCTCAATTGACTGTTGCTGAGTGGGATCAGGATATTCATTCAGATACCTATGGGCAGCCAAAGATGTTCAATTTTGATGAACGTCCTGTGGGTCAGGTTGAGATGCAAGGCCCAGCAAAACAACTTCTTATTCATCCATCACGGGTGATTACTTTGTGCGAAGGTGCCGAAAGTGGTGATATTTTCTCCGGTACGCCGTTGCTCAGGGCGGGGTATAACAAATTGCTGGATATCGAAAAGGTATCTGGTGGTAGTTCCGAGGGTTTTTTGAAAAACGCCTCTCGTCAGATCGGGGTGGAGTTTGATAAAGAAACTAACCTGCTCGACATCACCACGGCGGCAATTCAAGCCGGCTACAAAGACCTCGGTGCGGCACTGGAAGATAAAATCAGCAAGCTCAACAGAGGGACTGACTCAGCGGCGGTGATGCAAGCGGGGCGGTTGAATGTCCTGTCTGTTGCTCCGGGAGACCCAACACACACATGGGAAGTGACCGCTCGTGAATTCTGCGCGTCTGTGCAAGTGCCATTTACTGTGCTGTTTGGTACTCAGACAGGGAAATTAGCGGGTGATAAAGATGATGCCACTTGGAAGGTTCGGTTGAATGGTCGCCGATGGGGTTTTCTAACCCAATATGTGACTCAATTGATAACGCGGTTGTGGGAAATCGGCATTATCGAACCACCTTCTTCCGGCGAGGTCACTATTGCATGGTCTGACATGCTTGCCGCCAGTGAGAAGGAGAAGATCGACAATATGATTAAGATGGCTGAGGCTGCACTTAAGACACAACAGGCTTTTGGGACACCCGCGTTTACCCCTAATGAAATCCGTACCGTAGGCGAGCTGGAGCCACTGAAAGAAGAGCCAGAGCCACAGGGTGCAACAGGAGATCCGTTGACTGATGAAACAGACCCAAATCGGAACCCCGATAATACCCAGAAATAAGCGCGATCCTACTCAGTCATATCGTCCAGTAAATAAAATGTTTCGTGATATTGAGCGGCGATATTACGACATCAAGAAAGCATTGCGTGAACTATTTGACCAGCGACTAACTGGCAGGGTGAAAGAAAACAACGCCCAATTGTCGTATACCCTGCACGGAGAAACACTGTATCAGGTTAACGCTGACACATTTATCTACGACATGACGGCGCAACAATTGGCTGGCTTGTTAGAGCGTGTGCAGACCATTTTGGATGATTATTTGCTGGAGGGCATAGGCCAAAATATTTGGGCGCTCCAGTACGTCTCAGAGGAATATCAGCGTGGTACGTTGAATGCGTACACTAATCTATCGGTTCAATCATCGGTGTATGAGATGCAGACGACGCTATCAGCATTACTGTCTTCTGCTGCTTACCAGAACCAGATAGCAGCCGCCTATGTATCAACGTACAGCGACTGGAAAGGCATCAGTGATAAAGCCCGTGCTGATCTTGCTAATGTGATTGCTGATGCTATTGGTCGTGGTGTTAACCCGCGTGAAACGGCGCGGATTATCAGTAAGCGGCTCGATGTGTCAATGGCTCAGGCCAAGAACATAGCCCAGACTGAGCAGGTTGGCGCATTGCGCGAGGCTAATTGGAATGAAACTGAATGGGCTAGTGGGCGGTTAGGCTTGAATACCCAACTGCTTTGGCTCTCTGCCCTAAAACTCACGACCAGACAATGGCACGCTGTGAGGCATGGGAAGATCTACACCAAACAAGAAGTTGAAGAATTTTATTCTAGAAATGGGAATCGCTATCGCTGCTACTGTGCGCAACAGCCGATTGTCTTGGATGATGACGGGAAATTATATAACAAAGGTCTGACTGAGCGCTTAACGGAAGAACGTAAAGCGTGGCAGAAACCGGAACAAATCGAGTAACACTCCAAAGAGGTCACGGCATGAAGCTATCCAGCGTTCATGTTAAATCACTGGCCTTAAACTCCTCCAATATTTCAACTGAAACTATCGATGGTGATGTACATATCGTCATTCGTGGCGTTGTGCCCGTTGTTGATGATGTTGTGATGAACGGGGGGCTTTATCCGGCTGGTGAGATTAACAAGAGTTACAAATCAATAGAAGGCAAGCAGATGCCTTTGGGACACCCCAGTATTGACGGCCAGTATGTCTCTGCGGATGTTCCCCGTGCGGTTAATCAGTTTCATGTTGGTGCATGGGCTGAGAATGTACGAAAAGACGGTGATCGGGTTGTCATGGATATGAAGATTAACCGTCGGTATGCGGAGTCTACGGAAAAGGGGCAGGTTTTATTACAGCGTCTGGATGACATGATCGCTAACAAGGAAGCTGAGCCTATACACATTTCCACTGGGCTATTGCTACAGCGTGAGCAGAACGGCGGGAAGTCAAAGGGGAAAAAGTACACATGGATTGCACGAAACATGCAGTTCGACCATGTGGCTATTCTCCCTCCTGATGAGCCGGGAGCCGCAACACCAAAAGAGGGCGTGGGGATTTTTGTTAATTCTGACGGGCAGAAAGTAGAGGTCGAAGCAGTCAATCTTTCTGATGCGTCCGATTGCACAAACGAGGGGCTGATTGATAAAGCGAAATTCTTCTTTTCCAACGCTTCTAATTTTTCATTTGATGATATCCATTCAGCGCTTAGGGCAAAGCTCAGGACTGTATATCCCGATGATGACTGGCCTTACCCTGATGCCGTCTGGCCTGACAAATTTATCTACTACCTGTCCGGTAAAACCTACCAGCAAAAATATCTCATGAACGATGACGGCACAGCCGAACTCGTTGGGGAGTCTGTTGAAGTTGTGCGTAAGCCAACTGAATATGAAGTAAAAACCAATAAGGAACACGATCCGATGAAAGAAATTATCATCAATGCATTGAAGGCAAAAGGCAAAGATGTTGAAGGTAAATCCGATGCCGAACTGCTGGATGCATACAGCCAGATGAACGCTGACGAAGCAAAAGACAAAGAAACGCCGGAAGAAAAAGCCGCGCGTGAGAAAAAAGAGAAAGAGGCAGCAACAAATACTGATGCGATCACCACAGCAATAAATGCAGCCATGAAACCACTGACTGACAAAATCACCACGCTGGAATCTCAGTTGACCGCCAACGCAGACAAGGAGAAATCCGACAAGCGCGCTGCGGTAAAAGCGAAGTTTGGTCTGGACGATATCGTGGTTAACGCTCTGGATGGTGCGGCACTTGATGGCTTTTATGCCCAGTGTCAGACCTCAGCAGGACTGAATTCATCATTCACAAACAACAATTCTTCTGAATCATTCACATCTATGCCGGAGTAATAGAAATGGCTAAAGACGGAAAACATGTAATTCATGCGGGTGGTGTATTTACTAACCCCATGCTGAACCGAGAGGGTGCAGCGGCGGTGGATACGAAGCCCGGCACGATTGGTTATTTTGAGAAAGGAATATTTAAGGCCTCCGTGGATGGCAAAGAACCCGCCATTTTGTATGTTGCCAATATCGACTATCTCCGCTGTCAGACAGTGGATGACTCTATCACGGCGGGTTCAGTGGTCGTCAGTATTCACCCTATGGCGGGGATATTCCTAAACGTTCGTGCCACTGAGGGAACGTATAAAAAGGGTCAGCCTGTGACGGCTGCTAACGGTCAGATTGCGGCTGCTGGTGATGGTGTTGCTGCATTTGCCTATGTCGAAGAAGACAGTATCACAGCAAAAGCGGGTGATCTGGTTCGCGTGGTTTTTAAGTAAGGAGAACTGAATGTTTTATTTTTCAACTAAAAAGGCAACCGAAACCGGAAACCTTGAGGCTAATCAGGCTCAGTTTGGCGAGCTGACGTTAGCACGTAATTCATCTGCGCAGGCGGTAGCGGACTTTATTTCTCGCTCTCGCTTTCGTGGTGAAGATGCTCCGCGCCTCGATGCGGTTAATGCTATCGATGATATCAAGCGCCTGTATCGTGCGTATGACCAGACTGTGCTGGCAGAGTTTGAGCCTAACACTGAATTCACTCTGTTAAATGATCTGGCGGGATTATCTCGCTCAGTGCGTTTAGAGGAATCAGTGTATGAATATGCTCGTACTGGCGGCACGGGTTGGGCGCATACATCAATGTCTGGTCAGATTGGTGCTGCACTGGATGCGCGTTCGTACAGCTTCGACGGCACGATGGTTCCTATTCATGACACTGGCTTTAAGTTCAACTGGCGTGACCCTGTATTTAACAAAGGCTCTGCTCTGGCTTCATTGTCTGATGCACAGGGCGACTCTGTAAAAGTTGTTCGTCGTAAGTATCTCGACTTTATCTGGAATGGTTTCCGCGACAGTGAAGGCAATTTCATTAAGTTTGATGACAAAACTTGGAAAGGCTTCCGCGCTGATGAGCGTGTCGCACAAGTAACACTGAACGTCGATCACACTACAAGCACAGATGGCCAAGCAATGCGTAGCGAAGTAATGAAAGTGCGTGACGTGCTGAAATTACAAAACTACCAGTACGGCGCACAGACTTGGTATGTATCAGGTGAAGTCCTGTCTAACTGGGAAAAACTGTACTACGACGTTAACCAGACCCGCACTGTTCTTGAGGAAATTAAGAAAATCACAGGCATTTCTGGCATCAAAGAAGACTTTGAGCTGAAAGGCAATGAAATGATGATCATTCCACTGGGCGCAGGTGTTATCGCACCGATTGTTGGACAGGCTTTCGGCACGGTTGCTGACCCACGCCAGTTCTACAACTCCGACTATGTATGGCGCACATGGGGGGCTGCTGGTCTGATGGTTAAGCAGGATATTAACGAGCACTTCTCAGTCATCCACGCCAAAGGCAAGTAAGGGGGATATATGGCACTCGTGAAAATTTTGGTAACAAATCTTTTTGCCGGTGCCAGCCTTCAGAAGTTGGAGGTTGGTCATACCTATGAGATTGATGACAATATTGCTGTTAAGTGGATTGACGCTGGCAAAGCAGAAGCTTCTAAAGATAAAAAGGGAGAGAAATTAGTATTTGAAGTAGCGACACCTGCAACCATGAATTTTCCTGAGAATTCAGAACTACAAGCTGAACTGGATGATGCTAACGCTAAGATGCTAGCCATGACTGATGCTGCCAAGGCAAAAGAAACTGAACTCACAGAAGCATTGGCGGCTGAAAAAAAACGCGCTGATGATGCAGAGAAAGCTCTTGCGGAAGCGGCCAGAAAGGCGAAAAAAGATGGCGATAACGCTGAATGATATTAAGCCAATGATCGCCGAGCTGGGTTTCACATTACCTGATTCAGTGCTTGAGTTGTTATTGAATCAGGTGAATGACAAATCTGAGTGCATGGTAGCTCATGGCTATGACGAGAGTTTGCAGAAGCTTTTGCTTATCTATTCAACCGTCCGTTTAGCCTCCCTGTCCGGTGCAAGAAAAATTGCCTCGCAGGGTTCCCCTTCCGGTGGTTCCCGTTCCTTCGCTTATGATTCCGCTGGCACTGATTATCTGCTCAAACAAATCAGAGTATGGGATAAACGCGGTTGCTTATCTGGCTTGCCACTGGAAAGCAAAACAGTCGGCTTCTTTGATGTGGTGGGGTGAATATGAGCAGTGTGGCTAATTGGGCGTATACCGCGCCCTGCACCTTCTGGAAGCGTCTGGGGAATGATGAGTATGGCAAGCCGCTTGGTTATGAAGCGCCCCGTACTATCCTGTGTGATTATCAAGGTGGATTGTCCAGCAAAATATCTGGGGTTGGTGCTGAACTGGTTGTCAAAAACACATTTTGGACTGAGTTTGCTGATGCCTCTATAGGGGATTATATCCTGATTGGCGAGTCATCTAATCTGAATCCTATCGCGGCAGGGGCTGACGAAATCAAACACACCGTGCGCTATGCCGACACCTTCGAGCGCACGGCGGATGATTACGCCTTAATCACAGGGGTATGATATGGGCGTAAAAGTCACAGGCATTCGTGAAGCGAAAACCAAGCTCAATGCATTAATCGGTGATATTCGGGGTCGGAAAGTGGTTCGTGCCATGTACAAGGCGCTGTATATCGGCAGCGCTCAGGCCGCACTTTATACGCCGATTGATACTGCCACTCTCATTAACTCTCAGTTCCGTGATGTTCGCTTTGATGGGGTGAGGTTGACGGGGCGTGTGGGCTACTCGGCAAACTACGCCGTTTATGTTCATGACCCCAAGGTTAAGCAAAACTTCCGCAGGGCAACCGCGAAAAAAGAGTTCTTGAAGCGCGGATTTAATGAAGTGCGGGCGCAGATCGATAAGGCTGTCATGGAGGAATTGAAATCGCTATGAGTACATTTGAACAATTCCGGCATTATCTGGCAACGGCAGGGCTGATTGATGGTTTCACTGTACAGATGGTCACCTGGATTGAACAGAAAGGCGATGGCGGAAAAGCGCAGTACATGGTTTTTCAGCCATCGGGTGGAACGGGGCGGTTGGATGATCTCAGTGCGGATGACAATGTGCAGGTAATTCTGGTCAGTGGACAGAACGACCCACAGCCTGTTATCCAGCGAGCGCAGGAAATCCTTAATTATGTTGCCTCTCATCCTGATGATGATTGCCTGAATGCTGTTTTCAATCTCGGTGGTATGCCGACCCCCATTCCTACACAAGAGAACCGATACATCATCCGGTTACTATTCCGTTGTACATCATAATCAGGTCGCTCAGGCGGCCTTTTTTAATTCTATCAAATCGAGGTTATTCACATGGCAAATTGCCCAGTAGAAACCAATAAACTCATTGGCCGTAATGCCATTATCCGTATTGCACATGGTTGTCCTGATGCAGCGCCAGAGCAATCAGTATTTTTTCGCATTGGTGCATTGACTACTAAATCATTTGATCTGTCACCTAACACACTGACCTCAGAGGCAGATGATTCAAAAGGGCTGGTGGAAAGTGTCGTCACCAGCATGAACTTAACTATCAGTTTTGATGGTGAGTATCGTAAGCGGGACAAGAAAGATGATTTCGGTCCATTGCGATTGTTGCAGGAAATACCGAGAGAAGTTCAGGCAGGTCGTCAGCCCTCGTATTGGGTACAGATGGATTTTACAGGCGAGAATGCCTTCGTTCTGCAAGGGTACATGGTCTTCACGTCTTGGTCATCTAAGTTCGGTGCCAACGAAGTGGCTACCTATTCCGGTGAGCTAAAAATATCCGATGCCGATACGGTTGAATGGTTGATCGAAGAAGTCGCGGTACAGTCAGTCACCGCTAATCCTTCGTCATTGACTGTAGCCGTAGGAAAAACCGGTTCTTTTGTGGTTAATTTCACTCCCGCCGATGCGACCAATAAAAACTATACTGTGACATCTGATAAAACCAGCATTGCTACAGTAAGCAAGATTGGTAGTGTGGTGACAGTGAAAGGGGTTGCAGAAGGATCGGCAAATGTCACTGTTACCTCTGAGGATGGCAGTAAAACCGCTAAATGCGCGATTACCGTGACTGCTTAACATTACAAAGGGTGCTTGCGAGTGCCCTTGATAATGTTCAGGAGGAATTATGACACCTATTTTTGAAATTGGTGAGATGGTTATCGCCACTGATAAAGTGGACTTTTTATTTCGACCTTCGTTCTCTGCAATGACGAGAATTGGAACGCCTCAGCAGATTGTTGGAGCGTACACATTGCTCAATGGTGCAGAGACGCAGGAATTAATTAATCGGGCTGTGATGGCTTACGGCAGTCTTCCTGATTGGCTGATTAAGTTGATACGTAAACCCGTATTTGGCCGAAATATCTTATCAACCGCGATGATGGTTATACAGGCTTGCTGTGAAGATGATGCTGATGAGCTGATCGGAGAATGGCGACCGGGACTAAGAGGGGTTGTATATCGACCGGGCAAAATGTCGATTAATGACATTATCGTGCTGGCTACTGAGATGATAACGCACGGAGTCATTGGTAAGGTCAAAATCAGGAAGCTCCAGCGCAATGAAGGTACGGAAGAGTATTCAGGGCAGTTTGTAGCGATTGAGTACATCAATGCGGCTCGCGCCCACTTCGGTATGTCTCGTGAGGAAGCGGAGCAGCTAACAATGACTGAGTTTCAGATGATGCTGAAAGCTAAGTTTCCTGATGACAAGGGCTTTACGCGTGAGGAATACGATGCCGTTATCGATGCTGATGATAAGCGTACCAATGAGCTGATGAGCGGCAAGCGCAGGCTGGTGAGTATGAAGATATAATGGTCGGCGAATCGTAATTACATAATTTGGCATGCATTTATCATATATTTTATGTACATTTATAATACATTTGATGTATTTATGATGTATTTATGATGTATTATATATTAGGAGTTCATGGAATTCATATATTGTGATTTTTCCATTTAGCCATTGATTTTAAAAGCATTTTAGCGTTACTTAACACAGGGTGAATAAATGTTACAACTTGATTTCGGTTCTCCAAATTCTTTTGAGCGCGCCATATCTCCATTTGAGGAGATGGCTGCGTATGAGGCTTTGTGGTCTGAGCAGGGCGCGACATTCAAAACCATTGCAGATAAATTTAGGGAATCCCCTGCTGATACAGTGCCATCAGAATTGGTTTCCGAAAATGTCCGAGATGAGTTTAAAAGGACTTTAAGGGAAATTCTTGAACGATATTCGGTTGAGAATTTTGGAGTTAGAGTGCATGGAGCCAATGAATATCCTGAGAAATTAAGGGATGCCAAACACCCAATAGAGGTTCTTTATTATCAGGGGTGGTGGGATCTCGTAAATACACGCAGTATTGCTGTTGTCGGCTCTCGTAAAGTGTCTGAGGAAGGGAAGCGAAGAACAAGAAAACTGGTTAATTGTTTAGTAAATGATGGTTTCACGATTATCTCTGGTTTGGCTGAGGGAGTTGATACTGAGGCCCATAAAACAGCATTGGAATTAGGTGGAAAGACAATAGCAGTTATTGGTACGCCACTATCTCATTCCTACCCAAAACAGAACGGTGAGCTACAAAAATTTATCAGAGAAAAGTATTTACTGATTAGCCAAGTCCCATTTAAACGTTATCTGGATCAAGATTATCGAGCGAACAGATTGTTCTTTCCTGAACGTAATGTAACGATGTCTGCGCTATCAGAGGCTACAATTATTGTAGAAGCATCTGATACATCGGGAACCCTTACACAAGCACGGGCAGCTCTTAACCAAGGTCGCAAGCTGTTTATATTGGATAGCTGCTTCCAAAATAGTTCGATTTCGTGGCCTGCAAAATATGAAGCTCTCGGTGCTATCAGGGTTAGAGATTATCAGGATATCAGGAAGCATTTGTGACATATCGCCTTACTCAGATTGATGAACTAACGCGTAATCGCCACCACCATCTTACTTCTGATGATGTTTGTTTATATTATGGCGAATATACTGCTGGAGGAGGTTATGCTCATAGTGAAACTAATCAGTTAATTTGGAATTTAAAAAAAAGTGTGCAAGCGACGGCTAGAGAGCTTCACTACAAGCAAATAGCGATATCTCAGGTGGCTAAGATAGTATCTGAGATGGATATCATTAAAACTGTCACTTTCGTTCCAGTTCCACCTTCTAAATGCGAAACGCATTCTGAGCATGACAACAGGATGATAGCTATTCTTGAGAAATCCAAGTTAATTAATCCTGATCTTGATTACAGAAAACTGATTACTCAAAAAGACAACATGACGGCTTCACATGGAACTCAAGATAAACCCAGACCGAGTCCAGATGAGATAGCAGCTAATTATATTTTTGATAGCAGCCTTATTGACGGGATCAGGCCGTTGGTGGTGGTTTTTGATGATGTATTAACAGCAGGTAGTCATTATAAGGCGATGAAAACAGTTATTAAGCAACATCTCCCTGATATTCAAATAATTGGACTGTTTGTCGCTAGGACTGTTCGTAAAGAAAAGTATGATATTGATAATAGCGATGATGATGATGAAAACTTTCTTCGTGACTTTGATCACTTTTCCCATTACTAACACTTACTAGATTGGGTGTATAGCTAGCTGAATTATTTAGCCTTCATCTATCTGTATCTTCAGAAAACATTCTACCTATATCCTCTATATCATTGTTTATACCTCTTTTGCGTTCTTTTGCGCTAATTGGTTGGTATTGTAAGCAAAATTTGATGGTGGGGTAAGCCATCCTTGGCTTGGGATTTTAGGCGTTGAATTTATAACTTTCCAATGCTTTCATCATGGGTTGCATGTCTTCTTTATGTATCAGCAGATAGCCAGCACGTTGGGCTATTTCCATAAAGTCATTTATGGTCGCTACATGGTGATTTGGTGTCAGTGCTGAGGAATAAACAACCTCGCCGTTTTCCAGTTCCATTAGTAGCTTTCCGCTGAATCCAGAATAACCACGCAAGATAGGCAATTCTTCTTTGCCAAGATATTCACCCTCCATTGCCATCTTGTGAACATATTCGATAGCCTGTGGTAACTGATCGGCTGTCAATTCATCTATATGCTCTACATTGAAGCGTTGGTGAACTAACGAATAAGCCTCTGGGTACATTATGCCTTTTTTGCTGACCAGAAGATTAACGGCGTTCTTTAAGGGATTGCGTTGTTGGACTGTGGTTTTTGTTGCAACTGACTCTTTCTCAACTTCCCGATCAAGAATATCCAGTACCCATTTTCGGAACTCTTTAGCAACACTCGTCTTTGAGAATATTGCTATCAGATGAGCACCTCTTAGGGAGAAGACTCGCACTGTTTTCTGGTAATTCCCTGAGACCCTCATTTTGAGTGTCTCAGTCATCGCTGAGGTAAATTCATCGGAATTGCGCTCATAAATCTGAGTAACCGCATCTGACTTTTTGTACTCAAGAGCCCTCGCCAGCTCAACAGCGGTAAACCAAATCTTGTTGGCATGGGATACTGGATTAAACACAGTGCTACGGAAAGTTAACTGATTGGTGTTATGAGTTTCACTAATTGCTATACTTGACATGTCGGTTTTCTCACTAAGTTGCTGACAAATTAGAAGCCCTGACTATCCCCAAGATGGTTGGGGCTTCGCTGTTTTAGCTAAATGATTAATCTAGAATCTTTAATAGTCATGACTAATCATGTACTATGATAGTATATATTAAAATCAAAAGAGTCAATAATGGTCATGCACAAAGATGATTCCATAGCGTCGAGGCTAATTGAAAGACGGGCAATGCTTGGATTGTCCCAGAATGATCTTGCTCGGCAATCAAATGTTGCTCCTGCACAAATTTCTCGCTATGAATCAGGAAAAAGAAAACCTAGCGCCCAAGTGATAAGCAGGATGGCAGAGACGTTGTGTGTTCCTTTTGAATGGCTGGCGTATGGAGACACTACAGCCTTTGAGAATGTTAAAGACGAATTAGGAAGGACACCTTATTCAATAGATGTCCCGTCTGATGTCGCCGATATGGTGTACAAAGAAGCGGTTAGATTGGGGATTGATCCGGTGGATTTTTCTAGGACTATATTTATATTGGGTATGTCTAAATACAAAGATAAAACTGGAAAGTGATTATTTTTTGAATTTATGAGGAAATGTAATGAGAAAAATATTATTTGCTGCAACATTGATTTTTAGTCCTTTGATTTTGAGTGGCTGTACTACACTCCAGCCACCAACTCAGGCTGAAATGGCCTCCGCTAATTATGGTGAATTGCCTGTTAATTATGAAGAGCAGATAAAAAATGCAATGAACACTAGTTTGAAGGATCCCTATACAGCGCAATACAGGTTTTTAAAGCCTTTTAAGGGTTATGCCCAAGATGGAGAGTGGGCACAATCTAAAGGGGGTGTTAAGTATGGTTGGATAATGCCTTTTTATCTTAATGCAAAAAATAGTTATGGTGGTTACATTGGCGAGAAGAGATATGTTTTCATTTTTTCTAATGGCGTTCTGTATGACACCACAATGAATGATATGTTTAATAGAGTACAACCTCTAACTCATTGAAATGACTATTTAATTTATTTTTAATATCAAATAACCCTGCCATCTGGCGGGGTTTTCTTTTTTAAGGAGCCAACAAAATGGCTGAACATCAGGTAGGTAATATTGTTTATCAGGTTTCGATGGATGTTGCTCAATTACTAACAGGGCAACGGCAAGTTAACGAACGACTTGACCGGATGGAGCAAGGCTTTAACCAAACGGGAAGAGCTGCTCAAGGAGCAGAAAGAGCTTTATCCTCGGTTTCTAAAGTTGCCGTAGCTCTCACATCAGCGTTATCAGTTCAACAAGTAGCAGCTTATGCCGATGCGTGGACAGTTCTAAATAATAAACTGGTTAACTCAGTTCGGATTAATGAGCAATTGGTCGATGTAACTGAACGTGTATTTAAAATTTCTCAGGACACCAGAGCCAGTTTAAACGGAACAGCAACTCTTTATTCTCGACTAGAAAGAGGAACGAGAGAATACAACACATCAGCGGCAGATTTGGCGAGACTAACGGAAATCATCAACCAAGGCTTTATTGTCTCCGGTGCAACGGCAACAGAAGCTGAAAACGCAATCATCCAGTTGTCACAAGGCATAGCGTCAGGTGTTCTGCGCGGAGAGGAATTTAACTCTGTGGCAGAGCAAGGCAGCCGAATAATGGTTGCTTTAGCTGATTCTCTGGGTGTTGGCATTGGCGAACTACGCAAGATGGCCGCACAAGGTAAATTGACGACAGATGTGATAGTCAATGGATTACTGTCTCAAGGTAATATTATTGGCAAAGAATTTGCGAAGACCACTATGACAATGGGTCAATCTATGCAAGTGGCAGGCAATAATCTGACCAAATTTTTTGGTGAGTCATCCACAGTAAAAGCTGGAGTTAGCGCATTTAATGATGTGATCATTACCTTGAGTGAAAATATGGATGCTGTTTCAAATGTGGTTCTGGTGGTCGCTGCTGTAATGGGTTCTCGATTCGTTGGGGCGTTGGCGCTAGCTACGAGAAAAAAATTGGAGAGCACAGCTGCATCCATTGGTGAGGCGAGAGCAACACAGGTTTCAGCTCGGAATGCATTATATGCCGCTCAAGCAGCAACAAGAAAGGCGTGGGCTGATAAAGATGCTGCTGCCTCTGCGCTAAATCTTGCTCAGGCTGAGTATAACGTAGCAAAAGGGAGTGCTGCGGAAGCATTTGCATTGGATAATCTCAATGCTAAGAAATCAGCCGCTATAGCTACATCAGCGGTTTATGTCCAAGCCAAAAATGCAGAAACGGCAGCGACAGAACGATCAGCTGTGGCAAATAGAGCGGCTAGTATAACCTTGACAGGGTTAAAGGGTGCGCTTGCTTTAATTGGTGGGCCTATGGGGGCTGCTATGTTAGCTGGTGGAGCGATATTCTATTACTACCAACAGGCACAACAAGCAAAGCAAGCCACTATGGAGTTTGGAGAAACCTTGCCAGATGTTATTAAAAAATTAAAAGAAATGAATAACGTACAGGCAGAGGCATCTGGAGCCAAAACGATAGAGTATATAAAAAACTTAAAGGATGAAATGAATGATCTAGAGGAAGAACTTAAGGAAGCAAATAGAGAGCAAAAGAAGTATTGGGATTTAGCTGTTCAATTTGGAGTAACTACAGATCAAAATAGTGGTTACATGGTCAATTATAATAAGAATGTCAGGAAAGCAAAAGAATTAGCGGGAGAAATCTATACCAAGAAAACAAAATTAGCTGATGCAGAAGGATTTTTGGCGCTAATATATAAGCGAGTTAATGAAACTATCGTTGAACAAATGAAAGCTGCTAAGGAAAATGCAGAGGCTCAAGATCAGGCTATAAGTTCAATTGCTAGAATGACTGGCGCACAGGAGCATTTTGCTCAAATTCTAGGTATAGCGACTAATGAGTTAAAAGAGTTTAACTCCGAATATCTCAAAATAAATTGGGGTGGAGCGGAGGGAGAAAAGCTAATAAAGCAAGCTGAAAGGCGTTTAGCTTTGAGTAAACTGGAAGGAAAAGCCAGAGCGGAACAACAAGCTGAATATGATGCTGAGGATGCAGGCACCACAGATGGAAATGCCATTAACATATTGAAAGAAACATATGCACAGATATGGGAAAATGGAGAAGCATCAAAAAAATCCAATAAAAAATCATCAAAATCAGCTAATGAAGCCGCTGAATCTTTAAAACGTCAGCAAGAAGCCTTAGACCGACTTAATACTGGATATAAAGAGGGCAGTATTGAGATGGCGAAATATGATGCTGTTAAGGCGCTAGGTGACAAAGCCACTCCAAAGCAAATTGCCCAAGCAAAAGCAACCTCGACTAAATTATATGAAATATACCAGCGGGATAAAGATAAGAAAGACGCTCTTGAAAAAGATGCTTTTGCCAAAGCTGAACAGGCGCGAAAACTAGACAGTGAACAATTAGAGCGACAGCTTAAGGGGGATCTGGTAACAAAAGAGCAATATCATCAGCGTGAGTTGGAAATTGCTGCTAAATACTCAAAAGCCATCGCAGAAATTAATGTAAACAAAGTCGTCACCCCTCAGCAAGAACTCACTGCACAGATTGACCCGATTCAGGAGCTTGCTAACCGCCACACTAAGCAATTGGAGATGATCCGCCAGTTTGAAACTAAAAAAGGCGAATTAACTCAGCGTGGCATCGAACTGACGAATGCGGCCAATACCAAATATGAGCAAGATCGCCTGAATGCCTCGTGGGAGATATGGCGTAACCAGAACCAAGCTAATCAGTTTTTGGCCGACTCACTGGACGCATTAGGTTCACGTTCTGCCAATGCGATAACAGGGCTGTTAACCGGAACCCAAACAGCTAATGAGGCTATGCGAAATCTCGCATTGACCATAGCAAATGAGGCGGTGTCTGCTTTGGTTCAAATGGGGATACAGCAAATCAAGAACATGGTAATCGGTAAAGCGGCTAATGCAGCGGCTGCGGCATCGGCAGTAGGTACAGGAGCTACCATTACTGCGGCAATGGCTCCTGCTGCTGCGGCTACCAGTGTAGCAACAATGGGTACGGCGGCGACTTTCGGTTTAACTGCAATGGCGGTGGCAATACCTGCAATGATCGCATTAATGGGCGCTCGCAAAAATGGTGGGCCAGTTAGTCCGAACGGCGCTTATCGAATTGGTGAAGACAATAAGCCTGAAATATTCAAAGCGAATAACGGCCATCAATACATGATACCGGGTGACAGGGGTCAGGTGATTAGTAATAGGGATATGGGGAAGGGGGGTGGTGGTGGTGTAGTGGTTCATCAAACTAACGTCTTCCACGTCAACACTAGCGGTCAATTTTCGGCGGAGGATGCTAAGATGTTGTCTGGCTTCGTTAGACGGGAAGTTTATGATGTCATCATAAATGAAGTTTCTCGTGAAGAAGGCTTGCTTAATCAGTAACTAGCTTGTATGAAGAAGCTGTAAATAAAATCAGTAACACGAATCCAATAACTGATGCTTAAATTGTGTAATAAAATTTCTGTTATTGGAGTGGGTGATGGATACTGAACTGGAGAGAATCGAAAGTAATGAGAAGAAACTTTGGGAGAAATTTAAATCAGTTACCCCTTTAAAGTTTTCTTTATTTCTGAAAGATAAAGGAATTGTCACAGCTTCATGCCTAATGTGTGGTAATACGGATATTAGATTTCCCTCAATGGCTGATGCCCCCAAAGAAGAATTCTTTCTTATTCCGATAGAAGTCAATGAATTAGTTTCTAAAAGCAAATATTATATAGCTAATTATGAATACAGGGGCATTTGCCCAGATTGTGGCTACGAGATATATTTTAATGCTTATCCTGTTATTAATTGGATAGAAAATAGTGATAAACAGGGTAGGGAAGATAAAAATGGCTGAACGTTCAGAAAATGTGATCCCCATACGTAAAGAGGATTCCTTGCCAAGAGTAGAAACAGGTGATCGCACTGGTGGAGACGGCGGAGGTGGAGATATGGAAGCAAGAGTAGCAAAACTTGAATCAGACATTGCACATATCAAAACCACCATGAATGATATGAAGTCTGATCTAAAAACCGTTACAGGTGATGTCAGTACCATGAAGACTAAGATCGCCATAATAGAATCTAATTATGCCACTAAAGCAGATGTCACAAGTTCTGCTAACAAAATAATTTTTTGGGTTGCTGGAGCCGTTATCTTTTCTCAACTACTACCCGCAATACCCAAAATAATTGATGCATTTATAAAATAACCCTCTTCGGAGGGTTTTTTATTGGGTGAAATATGACAAAAACAGAATTCAAATGGCGACCTCAAGATAATTATGAGGTTTCCCATGAGCCGCGCGTTAGAGTCGTGAAATTCGGTGATGGCTATGAGCAGAGAGTCAAGGACGGTATCAATAATCAGTTGAAGCGCTATCAACTCAGTTTTGTTGAGAAAGTGGATACAGGGCGAGCCATTGACGAGTTTCTGCGAGTCAGAGGTGCAGTCGAATCATTCACATGGCGAACCAGTGACGATAACCAACTACGTACTTTTGTTTGTCGTTCTTGGACGGTAAACAGGCAGCGGGTGATCTGGTCTATCAGTTGCACCTTTGAGGAGGTAGTAGCGTGAGAGACATTCCAAAAGAGATGCGGATTGAAGTTACTGAACTGAGTCAGAACGCCATTCTTAATCTCTATGAAATTGATTTAACGGCCTTCGGTGGGGATATTTATCGCTTTCATGATGGCCTGAATGGGAAGCTGGAGCCTGTCGCCTGGCAGGGAATGCGCTATGAGGCTTACCCTGTTGAAGCGTCGGGTTTTGAGATGAATAGTAAAGGGCCAAGCGCCAGACCTAAAATGATATTTGCCAATATTAACGGGTTCATTACTGCAATAAACCAAGACTTCAATGATGCCTTGGGAGCGGTTGTAACACGTCATCAGGTGCCGGAGATTTATCTTGATGCGGTCAATTTTCCCAATGGCAACCCACAGGCAGATCCAACCAGAGAAGCCGTGAGCAAGTACCTGATAGAGCAGAAACAAGATTCCAATGCTGATTTTGTAACTTATGTGCTCGCATTACCCAGTGAAACCGATGGCGCTTTAATTCCGGCGAGAGTGATTCAAGCAGATATTTGTAGCTGGCAATACCGTTCAGCGGATTGTGGTTATGATGGCCCACCTGTGGCCGATGAGAAAGACCAGCCAACCACTGACCCACTGAAAGATCGATGTTCCAAAAAACCCGCTGGCTGCATAAAAAGATACCCCCGTCCTCAACCCATGCCCTTTGGCGGCTTTTTGGGTGCTAACAAGCTAGGATAATCCATGATTGAAACAGACATTATCGCCCACGCGAAAGCGGAAGGGGTGAGGGAATCGTGCGGCCTGATTTCAGGTAATCGTTATTTTCCATGCCGAAATATTTCGCCCGATCCTGAGCACTACTTTGAAATTAATCCCGATGACTGGATAACGGCAGAGTGCTTCGCGGATATTGAAGCTGTTGTCCATAGCCATCCAAACGGAAAGCCCCGACTGAGTACAGGAGACAGAGAACAGCAAGTTAAAACTGGGTTGCCATGGTGGTTGGCCTGTGGTGATCGGGTGCATAAGTTTAAACCTGTTCCTCGGTTACTGGGTCGAGAGTTTATACATGGCCAACAGGACTGTTACTCCCTAATTCAAGATGCGTATCACCTTGCTGGCATTGAGTTGGACGATTTCAGCCGTGACGATGAATGGTGGAATACTGGGCAAAATCTTTATCTCGATAATATTGCCAGTCAGGGGCTGGAGCAGGTTGATGAGATACAGGAAGGTGATGTCATTCTTATCTGCTTAGGTAGTCAGACACCCTGTCACGGGGCTATCTACATCGGCAATCAACAAATCCTACACCATCGGCCAGATCGCATCAGCAAACGCGATATCTATGACGGTTACTGGCTCAAGTACACACATTCAATATGGAGACATAAACAATGGTCAAGTTACAGCTTGGAGGCCATCTTAGAAGATTTGGCCGTCGCTACGAATTAGAGGTTCGCGATGCAGCGGAAGCCGTCAGGTGCTTGTGCTACCAGTTGAAAGGCTTCCAGCAAGCGATTTCTGATGGTCATATCCGCGTTCGCATTGCTGGACGCGATATGACAGAAAAAAGCGTTCCCGCTGGCATGAATCACCTTCTGAATGATGGCGATACGGTCACTATCGTTCCGGTTGTCGGTGGTGCGGGTGGTAATGGTGTCGGCATGGCTATTTTGGGTGTTGTGGCTGTTGCGGCGGCATTCTATACGGGGGGAGCATCTATGGCGGCATGGGCGAGCACGTCTGGTGCAGTAGCAACCGGATTAGCGATTGCGGGTGTTGCCCTGATCAGTGCAGGGTTGGCCTCCATGTTAACCAAAATGCCTAAAGGCCCTGAAATGGGTTCGAGTAAAACGGACGGAAACCAGTATTTCAACTCACTGGAAAACCGAATTGGGCAGGGCTATCCGGTTCCGATTGCATACGGTGAGATGGTTGTGGGTTCTAATGTTATTTCTCAAGGTCTGGAGACGGAATAATGGGTAAGGGCGGAGGCGGAGGCAACACGCCAACATTGGTTGATGACAATCTAAAAAATAAACAGTACCTGAGAATTGTCGATCTGATTGGTGAGGGGCAAATAGAAGGGCCTGTGGGCGGTCTGCATGGGTTCAGGGTTAATGGGACTCCTGTCGTTGATAAAAATGGCAATCCCAATATTAATGGTGTCACTGTACAGTGGCGTGCGGGTACTCAATCCCAAGAGCCATTAAGCGATTATCCATTTGTTGAAAGCGAGATCCCTGTCAGTGTTGAAGTAAAAAATGCCACTCCAATTCTCAGGATGGTTTCAAATAAAGATGTAGACAGAGTCAGATTCACTTTGGGCGTTAGTCAATTAGTTCAGACAGATAGCCAAGGCAACCAAAGTAATAGCACGGTACAACTGGCTATCGCGGTGAATGATGGAGGAGGATGGGTACATGCAAAGACGGTTCAGATAGGCCCCGGCAAAATCAGTGGACAGTATTTAGAATCTCATACCATCGATGCACCCAAGAAAAAACCGTTCCAAATCCGCGTCTCCCGCTTAACCGATGACAGCAAAACAGACCAACTCCGCAATGGCACTGTGTGGGCCAGCTATACCGAAATTACCGACACCCTGATGAGTTACCCAAATAGCGCCGTGGTCGGTATGCGCATTGATCGGTCATTGTTTGCAGATACACCCAAACGAACCTACCACATCAAAGGGATGATTGTTCAGGTGCCTGATAATTACGACCCTGAAACCCGTGATTACAAGGGCGTATGGACAGGACGATTTAAACCCGCATACACGAATAATCCTGCGTGGATTTTCTATGACTTAGTGACTAATACACGCTATGGCATTGGCAAATTGATGGGGTCATTTGGCTGTGACAAGTTCGCGCTGTATGCCATTGCTCAATATTGTGATCAGCCAGTCCCTGATGGATTTGGTGGAACTGAACCGCGCTTTACCTGTAATGCGTACATAGCGACTCAACGTAAGGCGCGGGACGTTCTGGATGATTTGGCTTCTGTCTTTCGGGGGATGCAGGTATGGAACGGATTACAGCTGACAACTTTTCAGGATAGGCCATCTGATCCGGTATGGACGTTCACTAATGCTAACGTGGTTGAGGGGAAATTTAACGTTAGTTCTTCTGCAAAGAAGGCACGACATACTGCAATTGAAATCACTTGGGTTAACCCTGAGAACGGCTGGAAAGATGAGAGGGAATTAATTCAAGACGATGAACTGGTTGCTCGCCTAGGTATCAATGTCAAAAAGGTCATCGCATTTGGTTGCACCAGTCGCGGACAGGCTCACCGAGTTGGTCGGTGGATAATTGAGACTGAAAAGCTGGAAACCGATTCAATAACATTCAGTACCGGTCGAGAGGGTATCAACTGCATACCGGGTGACATTGTCGAGATAGCCGATAACAGTTTCGCTGCTGCGCGTGTTGGTGGACGTGTTCTTTCATTTTCAGGTAAAGAGGTTCGCCTTGATGCGTTTGTTGAGTTTGCCAAGGGGGAATCGGGCTATTTCTCTTACATGGGGAGTGAGGGAAAATTTGTTAGGGTCGATATTGATACTGTTAATGGTGATGTTGTCACCTTGAAAGAAGTACCTGCGGGATTGCGGCAGTGGGGCATTTTTTCCATTTCCAAAAAATCACTGGTGACTCGCCTATTCAGGGTGATGAGCATTGCAGAAGACAACAAGACGGGCAATTACAATTTCACCTGCATTCAACACGAGCCACAAAAAGAAGCGATTGTTGATAATGGCGTTGATTTTCAGGGGAGTCCAGCCACACAGAATGTTATTCGTATTCCCAATATTGAGCGATTAAGTGTCGCTTATATTCAAGACAGTTCTCAGGTGCAGGCTCGCGCTATGTGGACGACCACCACAATCAACCGAAATATCACCTTTGATGTGGCCGTATATCGTGACAATAAAGTGGTATCTCGCGGCAATACCAAGGAACTGGAATATTATTTTAACGGCCTGGATGCTGGCGTGTATATGGTTGGTGTTCGCGCCCGTGACGACAATGGAATGCTGGGGGATGAATCTAAAGTGCAGATGGTAATTGGCGCTCCTGCCGCACCTTCTGTTGTCAATATTGAACCCGGATTTTTTGAGTTGAAAGCCATTCCTCATATTAGCGCCCCAAAGACTTTGGATACGCAATTTGAATTCTGGTTTTCCGAGAGCCGTATTTCCAATATCAATGAAATTGAAGCAAAAGCCGATTTTCTAGGCATTGCAAAATTCTGGATAAAAGGCCAATTGAAGGCGGGAACGCCATATTGGTTTTATGTTCGCAGTATCAATGAATTTGGTAAGTCTCATTTTGTCGAAGCGGAAGGCAAGCCAAATGATAATGCTAAGGATATTTTAGAGGTTGTTGGCGAACAGTTTCTTTCCAACAAAGCCGGCCAGCGTTTGCAGTCTCAAATGGACTTTAACTCCGAAGCCATCATGGAGAACGCCGCGGTGGAAGGGGCAATTGTTCAGCGACAGTTGAAAGTGAATGGTGAGCTTAAGGCCGAGATACTGCACGTTCAG